TGGTCCTGTCGGGAAGGACTTAGAGTTTCAGTGGAATACCTATGCAGTAGTTAACGATGATTTACAGGCTGTCTGGAATGTACTTGTACCTGTTTTGGACAACTTACAAGTTAACTGGAATGTACTGTCTATAGTCCAAGATAACTTGCAGGCACTGTGGGATATTAACAGTCTTGTCAATAAGGATAACCAGTATCTGTGGGATGTCGAACTACCTATTGCTTCTGTAGGTAAGGATTTACAGGTACTATGGATTACAAGCGCTGTAGCCACTAAGGATTTGCAGAGTAACTGGAATACCTACACTCTTGCAACTAAGACGGTACAGAGTCTGTGGAATATCTATGTTTCTGTTTCAGATGATTTGCAACTGTTTTGGGTTATTAGCGCTCCTGTAGGCGTTGATTTTGACTTCCTTTGGAACACAACGTATGATATAACTTGGGTGCCTATTGTGGCTCCTACACTATCCTGGGAAGGCATCCCGTTAGTCATAGGAAACTGGGCTCCCGATGGATTACCAAATACACACGTCTGGACGCCTATAAGTGGTCCTGCAACGGATTGGACATAAAATGGCATTTGGCGCAAGTACGTTAACAGTGCAGGACGTAATTACTCGCGTCAAGCGTCAGTTTGGCGACGAAGCAGGTGTCCAGGTAACTGACGATGATATTATCCGGTGGGTGAACGATGGTACCAGGGAGATTGTATCTAAGAATGGCATTTTGCGTACAAAGGCTACAACTAACGTTGTGGCTGGTATGTCTAAGTACGCCTTCCCTGCTGACATTCTCACGCTAGTTTCTATTACGTTCGATGGTCGTCCTGTTCGGCATATGTCTTTTCAGGATGCCCAGCAGTGGGTATTAGATGTTGACCCTGACCTTACTGCAACAGGAACGCCTGAGATTTGGTATGAGTGGGCCAACGAGTTAAATTTTTACCCGACCCCCAACGCTAGTATTACAGGTGGGATTGTCTCTTACTATGTGAGAGCACCTGCTTTAGCGACTGATGGATTAAGTGTCCTGGAACTTCCTAACAGGTACTTTGATCGTCTTATGGAATACGTCATGCACAAGGCGTACCAGATGGACGATGATACTGGAGCATCGCAGGCAGAACTTGCTAAGATGGAGTCAAACCTTAATGCACTTGCTGAGGAAGAAACTAACCCTCAGAACCTGTTTTACCCCACTATCACTGTACTCTATGAGGACATGTAATGCCAGGGCAAGCTACGAGACTAGGGCCATTTGCTGGCGGACTTAACTCCCTGTCGGACCCGACTGCGGTCGCCGATACGGAGTTAGTTGACTGTGTGAACTTCGAGTTGGACTTAGATGGTTCATTAACGTCTCGGCCTCCTATTACACTTGCGTCGGCTGCTACTCCTGGTACTTCTCGTATCAATCTCCTGACGTATTATTCTGAGCCTACAGGCACCTATTACCTCATCGGTTCGTCTAATACTGGAACGTATTACTTCAATGGTGCGTCGTGGACGCTTATTACCAATACGATTAACGCTGCTGCTGCTACTCAGTTCCGGGATAGGTTATTCTTGGTTCCTCCGATTGGTGCAATTAACCCCGGTGGAACTTGGTCACCGTCTGCGGGATTCGTAGCGGATGCAGATATGCCTCAGGGTAATGCTATCATTCCCTTTAAGAACCGGCTGTTTATTAGTCCCGGGAAGGGTGCGTTAACGAATGGTAGCAGGCTTCACTTCTCTAACATTGTGCCTGTTACGGGTGATGTTGACTGGAACGTCTCAGTTAACTTCCTTGACATTCAGGCTGGTGATGGTCAAAACTTGATCGACGTTCAGATTCTGAACAACAGTATTATGTGCTTCAAGAATGACTCTACTTACGTCTACAACTATGACTCAGCACCTGACAAGGGTTCAGTTAATAACATTTCTGCCACCATTGGTGTATCTGATATTCACTGTATTGTAGCCTTTGAGAACACTCTTATGATCTACCATGAGGGTAATGTCTACGAACTCATTAACTACAACTACACTAGGCTGAATATTAAGTGTCCCTTTGGTGTGGATAACAATGTGCCTATGACATTCGACCAGCCTGTAGCGATGTCTTTGTTCAATGACAGGCTTATTGTTCGTCACTTCGATAGGGTGTATGTATTCAACCTGCGTACTCGTACCTGGGGACGTTGGCACTCTGAGCGTTATTTCGCATACTTCCTGGCTGAGCCTAAGAACTCTGTTATCACGGATATTCCTACGTGTTTTGCAGGGTCGGCAATTCTTAATACGACTCAGCTGTATAGGATTGCAGATACGTTTGACGCGATTTCGACAGAGGAAATGACCTGCACGTTCCGCACTAAGAACTACGACTACCAGATTAGCAGCAACTTCAAGAAGCTTTACTGGTGGGGTGCAGATGTAGTAGCACAGGGTGATGTTAACGTAGTTGCACTGCCTATTGTGTATTCTACTTCGCTTTCATGGGATCAGTTAGAACTTGGAACCTGGGATGACCTACAGACCTGGGATCAGCCATTAACTGCTATCCCCATTGTAGCAGATGCAGTTAATACCGCAGGTGCTGGTAACCGAAAGTTCCTTAGATTCAATAAAACCCTGAGGTTCCGTCAGATTTACTTTACAGTCTCCATTACCAATGACGGTACTTCAGGTACTGCACCCTGCAAGGTATTCAACCTCACTACTTATGTCGGTACGAGACAGATGGTGAGCAAGGAAATTAGTTAATCGTAGCAACTTTAGGTAGTGGAAAGTAGGCTGGTGATATGATCGGGAGGACTAACCCCTATTTAAGTGCTGGCAATCGCCAGGCTGCCAGTAGTTATGCCGCTGGAAGGAAAATGTATGGGGCTGGCCGCGATGCGCCGAATATCGGCCCTGTTGATAAGCTTGGTTACCGCGAGCGTGATGGTAAACTTGCCGCCCGAAGAAACGCAGTCTTACGTAGAATACAAGCAGGTCAACGAGGTGCTTTCGGACACGCTGACTGGAACAGAGAGGGTGTTAAATAAGATGGCTCGTCGTGGTGGTAGTGGAGATTTTAGGCCGCGACCGTATGCTGGTCGTGGTGGAGAAGACTCTAGCTCATATAGAAGCCCAGCACCGCCAGCGCCAGCCCCAGCGCCTATTGCTCAGGCTACCCAAAAGCGTGCCGCTGGTATAGCTAAGTTTGCTTCCCAGGGTAGGCCCGCCAGTAGTTTAGGTGGCAGGACTGTTAGTCGTGCGCCTGCACCTAGTAGAGTTGGAACTTCTAGGACAGGTACTGTTTCTCGCAGTTCTGGTGGTGGCGGTGGTATTTCTGATTATGGTAGTGGCGGCGGTATGGCTGGTGGCGAAAGTGTCGCGGCTCCCCCGCCCATTAGTGACGACGAGTATCTTGCAGGAGATACTTCTTTTCAGGCTCAGTTATCTGCTCTCGCCAGGGCATTAACTGACTTTGAGTCTCAGCAGGGTACTGCCGCTACTCAGTTCGACACTAATCTCTTAGGTCAGCGTGGCGATCTTAAGAAGGCTCGTACTCAGGGATTCCAGGACCTGGAAAATGACTTCGGTGCACGTAACATGTTGCAGTCGGGTCTTTATGGTGACAGTTTCTCTGATCTTGGTGAGCAGTTTGATAGGCGCGGTGCTGATCTTGATATGGGTAAGGCTAACTATGATACCAACCGTGGCTTAGAGTTAGGTAACTTTAAGACGGAGCAGGGACTTACTTCTCAGCGGGCACGTGCTGAGGCTATTGCCCGACGTGCTTCTAGTTTCGCTCTGTAAGGGGTAGCAATTATGGGTATGTTTGACTGGATTCCTGGTCGCCCTGACCAAGACGGTGAGGGTACGGAGTATAATACCGACCGCCTCATGCGTCTACTTAAGGGTGCCGCTAGGAACTTTACACCTGTAGGACAGGCTACTCAGATTGCTTCTCGTGCAGCGCGAAGTAATGCTCGCCCTTTAACAGGTGGGTTAAACACACGTAGGCCCCGTACAGCCCCTCGTCGTGGTGGTAGTGGAGATTTTAGGCCGCGACCGTATGCTGGTCGTGGTGGAGAAGATCCCAGCACCTATAACAAGAACTTCATGTACCGCGAGGGAATGGCTGAGCCCGAGGCTGATTTCGGTGAAATGTTCCCCGATATTCCTCAGGGTGGAGGCTTTGATAGTTCTGCCTTTATGAGTCAGTTAGCCGAAATTGATGGGCAGCGTAACGCCCTACAGGGCCGTTATGACAAGAGTGATAGTGGTCTGGAGCAGATGTACCAGGCACTTGCTCGTAGAATTGCTGACGATGCAGGTGCTGTCGGTGCTAACTATGACCAGACTACTCAGGCAGTTAACACTAATAATGATGCTGCAAATGCTGCGGTTACTCAGCGGTTTAATGAGGGTGCCCAGCAGAACGCTGAAATGATGAAGGCTATGGGTATTGAGCAGGCTGCACCTAATGTGCTTGCTGGTGGTGCCGAGGCTTCTGCGGAAATTAATGGGATCATCGACGCTAACCAGGCTGCCACAGTTAACCAACTGTCTCAGCAGAAGGCTGCTGGATTACGGCAGAATAACGAGTTTGTTAACCTCGCAGGACTGGAAGGTAAGCAGGCTCGTGGTTCTCTGCTAGAGCAGTTTATGGGTCAAATGGCAGATATTGATGGGCAGCGTAACCAGGTTCGCTCTGCTATGTCTGAGACTCAATCTCAGGCTAATGATCCTTGGAAGCGTTATGGTGCGGAGTGGGATCAGTTCACTTATGCCAACGAGGCTTTAGCGGACCAGGAATCAATGCAGGCTGAGGCTATGTCTAATATGCCGCGGCCAGAGCAGGGTGAAGTTCCAGACTTTGAGCGTATTTATCAGTCGGCTGCTAAGATGCTCGGTGGACAGAACGGTAAGGAAGCGATGGACCGTATTGCCAGGGCCTCTATGCAGCCTGGTGCTATGGAAGATATCGGTGCTTTCTTGGCGGCTGTAGGAGCAAGTAACCGCGACCGAGTGATTCCGTATGACATGTTACGATCGCTTGCTAGCCAGTATTACAAGGCTTTTGATTAAGGACTAAAATGCCAAATGACGTTGCTCTGAAAAGGGCGAAGGCTTTTCGCGCTGCACTCAAGTCGCAGGGCGCATTTCGTGATGCCGAAAGTAAGCCGGTCGCGGAGCCTGGAAATACGTCAGATGCTATTTGGGAAATCATGGCCGCCGCTAAGAAGACTAGCGGTCCTAAGAAGCCTAGTAAGAAAGATGGAGATAAGGGGTTAAAGGGCGCCCTTAAGGCAGCCAATACTGCTGGTGCTTTCGGCATTCTTCCCTCCGCTATGGGCGGTGGCGACACTGTAGGAAAGCGTGTCTTTGACGTGCTTTCTCGCGGAGTTTATGGCTCTGCTAGTGCTGCGCAAGAATTAGGTCGGGATGCAGACGGTACGGGTGTTGTTGGTCATCTTAAGGATTTACCAACTGGCGATAACTTTAACGCTTTCTGGCAGGGATTTAGCGGTAAGAATAAGGTTACGTATCGGGACGTTTTGGATGAGCAGCACCCTGAGATGGGTGATAAGAAGAAGGCGGCGGCTGGTCTTGCTCTTGATGTTTTCGCTGACCCTCTTACCTTTATCCCGTTTACCGGTATTGCTAAGGCTGCGGGATTGGTCGGTAAGAGTGGCACTAAAGGCACCAGAGCCGCTGAAACGGCGAGATTAGCGGCTGAGGCTGCTAAGTCTGAGGATAGTATCAGCTCTTTTGCTCGCTCCATTAAGAACTATAAGCCTGCTGAGATTCCCGTTCGTGTACCTGCTCCCCCTCTTAGTACTCGCGCGGCTAGGGGCAGTAAGGCCGCAGAGATCATTGTTGAGAATGATCTTGCGCGTCAGATTGAGCCGTCTGCTGTAGGACCAGAGGATCTTAATCCTGAGCAGTTAGACGAGTTTAAGGAACTACTCGCTGGCCTTAAGACTCTTAGTACCCGTGCAGCCAGGGGTGATAAGAAGGCCGCAGAGATCATTGTTGAGAATGATCTTGCGCGTCAGATTGAGCCGTCTGCTGTAGGACCAGAGGATCTTAATCCTGAGCAGTTAGACGAGTTTAAGGAACTACTCGCTGGTTTAGGTGCTAAGACTAATGAGATTCCTAGCGCTCCTGTAGGAGCAAGTGCAGACACGGATCTTATTGCTGCTCGTACTACTCGTGACGCTCTACAGGATAGGATTGAGTCATTACGACCTCTCGCACATAAGCCCGATGTTCGTGATAGACTTACTGCGGGTGGTGGATTATTTCCGGAAGTGTCAGGGACAGTTACACGCCAGGTTCCTCGGCAGGTTGTGGAGGATGCACCTTCCTTCGCTACTAAGCAGGAGGCTATGACGAAGTTAATTGCCGATGATGCTCTTATTATGCTGCCCGCACGTAAGGCTCGCTTAGGTGGACGTGCATTACCTCCGATGCAGTCTAGTGCTAAGGACGTGCTTTCTCAGATTCAGAACAAGTCTGGGCGTAACTCTCCTGAGCGTGTGGCTGAACTTAAGCAGATTCTTTTCGGAGAGGCTGATAAGTTATTCGCCGGCGGTAAGATTGAGCGTACTATCGTTGATAGCGTTGAGGAAACTGTTACTAGCGCTAAGACACTTGGTCCTACAGAGCGGGCTGCTTGGATTAGTACACACCAGGACGTTTTAGAGCCTGATGATGTGCTGAAGCTTAAGCGTGTCAAGAGTGCTAAGGGCTTCTCAGATGTTGTCAATAAGATTGTTCAGCGACGTGTGCAGGAGCCTCAGTCCTGGGATCAAATCGTTGAGGCTATTCAGGATGGTCGTCTTGCTGGTGATGACCTAGTAGACTTAATGCGAGTGTTCGATCCTAAGAGTAAAAGCGTGGATATTGACACATTGCTTAAGAAGGTTCCTGAGACATTTAAGGCTGCATTAGAGACTGAACTTAAGCAGGCAACCCCTCCGGTAAGTTCTGGGCCTCCTCCTGGTGCGCTGGGAACCGTGCCTGAGCCTACGGTAGCGCCAGGCATCTCATTTGATCCTCTGCCGGAACTCAACCTAGCGGACATTGGTAAGACCATCGAGAGTGCTAATGAGAAGATTATTAAGGGTGACGTGCCTAGGTACGCCATGCCTAGTTTATCTCCTGAGCAGAACGCCGATATTCTTGCTGTGATGCCGAAGGCTTTGCTTAAGAACTTCGACACTGCTACACTGAGAGAGAGTGGATTCACTTACCAGACTATCCAGGGTGCGTTACGCGATAACCCTAAGTTCCGTGTGGGATTTGGTCGCTGGCTAGAGTCCTGGAACGCTCACGCTCAGACGGATGCTTGGCGGATTATCGGCTCCACTAATAAGCGACTCATGGCCCAGGGCTTACGTGGCAAGGCTTTGTCTACTGCTAAGTACGATGAAGTTATGCCTATGCTCATGGCTATGGATTCGTTTATGAAGACGTTTGGGATTGAGGCTATTCTCGGTACTGGACGTACAGGTCACCCTGTGTCTATGTACGATGTGTTTGCTTCGATTCCTCGTCCTGCTGCTGAGCGCTTTATCTTCAACTACAATACTTCTATTCTGCCTACCAACATTAACCTCGCTGCAGCCCAGATTGTTCGTGGTCACCTGGCTGGCGACCTGACTAATGAGGTATTACGTGAGGGTCTTGTTAAGATTCTTTCCGCACCTAGTGGCCGTGGCGTTAATCCTATTCAGAAGTACACTGGGGTAGGGAAAGGTCGTAACTACGTAAGGAACCCTGAGTCTGAGATTACGCGATTTGCGGATGCTATGATTCAAGGTGTACCGGAACTTATCAGTCGGTACGAGACTAATATTGCGCGGCTCGGCAAGGTTGTCGGAGAAGAAGTGGAGTCTATTAACAAGGCTACATTTAGTCTTGTTGTTAAGGCACTTACTGATGAGGCTGTGTCTATGGGAGACGCTGTTAAGGCCCTGTCGGCTACCACAATTCGGCAGACTGTAGACGAGCAGGCTAAGTTGCAGGGTGCTGGTGATATTGCTAAGGTAGTTGCTAAGGAAGCGGCAGATGCTACACGGACTAAGATTATCGGTCCTGACGCACCATTTATCCGTACCGCTAATGCAACTACTGAGGCTGTCACTACAGCCCTGACGGCTAATGGTAAGCAGTTGCAGGATGCTATGGCAGAGATTGCGGCCCATAACGCTCAGGCTGCACGTAACGCTCAGAATGAGACTGCACCGTTATTGGCTCAGATACAGCGTGACGTGGACGAATTAGACCTTGATGTTAAGTTTGAGGTCGAACTCAATAACATGTTTGAGCGTGGATTCCGTACTGTTAGTAACAAGTTCCAGAAAGCATTTGTTGCTCACGCTGGACACGATGGTTTATACCAGACGCTTAGAGGTCGGACTCAATCGCTCCATAGTTCGGCCTTAATGGCGCGCCGACAGGTCGCTAAGACATACACCTTTGCTAAGGATACTTTCGGTTCTGCGGCAGATGAGCAGATGCGTTTAGCGTTCAAGGCTATTCAGGAGGATCGTCCGCTTAGTGGTGTAGAGGGTGAATTGCAGTCTATGATGCAGCCCCTCGCACAGCGTATTTTTGATAACGTTGGTGAGCGTAATGGTGTCAGGGCTCGCCACTTTAACCAGAACCTTAAGCACTTCAAGGTACATGAGCAGTACTATATTGATCCTCGTCGGCCTATGGAAGCACAGTTTAAGGGCTGGGAAGGTGTGCAGCAGCCTCTGGAGTTAATGGAGCGTTACCATGCTGCACTTATGAAGTCTATGGTAGAGGTTCAAGTTGGCGGCCATTTCTCGGCTACATTCGGTGTTAAAAATCCTCGCCCTGGATTCGTCAGGTTAACCTCTAGTGCGGGTAAGAGTGTCATGTATCCCTTCATTGATACGTCACTGTACTACTCGAAGGAAATTGGCCTACAGATGCAGGCTATGGATCATGTGATGCGCGCAGCATTACCTGATCCCACTAAGACTGGACTGATTAACTTCGGTAGTGACGCTATCAAGGACTTCTACGACCCTGCTATTCAGATATGGAAAACTGGACTTACCATCTACAGGCCGGGTCACCACGTTCGTAACCTCGTGGGTGATATGACTCTCTCCTTGCTCGACGGAGTTAATAACCCTATGGTATACAAGCAGGCAGTTCAATTAATGATGGACCGTAAGGAAATGTATACTGGCTGGGATGGGCTAAAGGCTCTGGAAGGTTCGGGTCCTAGTACAATGGCAGGTAAGTCTGTCATTAAGAAGGGTAAGTGGAAGGGCACAGATAATGACCAGGTCTATCGTTCAATCTGGAACCAGGGGCTTCTCCCTGACTTTGGTACGCTAGAAGATACGTCGTACGTTACTGACTATGGACGTAAGGGTCTGGCGGCTCTCCTTAGTAAAAAGCCATTAGGTGGTAAGGCTCATAACATAGCGGCTGGTGTTTCTCAGTCTCGTGACCACATGGTGCGTATTGGTCACTTCATTGATATCGTGCAAAAGAGCAACGCTAAGACATGGGAACTTGCTGTAGAGGAAGGCGCTAGGGCTGTCCGTAAGCATCACCCTGACGGTTCTTCTATGACTAAGTTTGAGCACGATGTTATGCGACGCACGCTCATGTTCTATTCTTGGATTCGTAAGGCTATGCCCCTTGTTTTCCAGGCGACGGTATTGAACCCTGGTAAGGTCATGGCTATTCCTAAGGCTCAGTATAACTTAGCTGTGTCTATGGGTATCGACCCTGAGTCTATGTATGACCCGTTTCCCGAGGATCAGTTATTCCCATCCTTCCTTAGCGACCAGTTAACTGGGCCGCAGTTCGGTAACGCTAAGGATGGGTATATGGGAATGTCCCCGGGCTTCCCCACTATGGACGTGTACGAAGACTATGCTGCTGGACCTGAGAAGTTTAGTCGTGCTGTGGCAGGTTCACTTAGCCCAGTCTTACGTATCCCTGGTGAGGTTGTTTCGGGTACAAACTATGGACTCGGTACAGATATTAAAGACTGGTCTGATTACGCTGACTCTAACATTCCGTTAATTGGTCCGTTAGCCTCTATGACTAATAGATCTATTACTGGCCTCGGAGACCCTAAGTCGAATAACGTTACGTATGATCCTAGGACGGGTCAGCGCCAGGTTGTGCAAGAGATGGACCCGAACGAATTGGCGATCCTTAGTTTCATGACTGGATTAGGCATCAATGATATGTCTAAGCCCAACTACATCAAAATAGCCGAACTAGAAGAACGTGATAAATTAAGGAGTCAGCGTGAGCGTGGTTGATTACGTTGGCGCTATGCAGCGTAGACTGGGCTTAATTGAAGGCATGGGGACCGATGCAACTAATCGTGCTAACCAAATGGCCTCATTTCGTCGAGCCTCACAGCAGTCGTCACCTGCGGTTGGTGGTGGAGGATATGCACCTTCTCGGCCTCCATCTACTGGTGGTTGGAATGGCAAGGGTAGTACTCGTGAGGCCCTTTATGCGTTCGGTGACGAGATTAAGAATATGGGCTACAGGGTCTCTGAGAACTCTAGGTACAATAACGGTAAGCGTGTTACTGGTGGACACAGTAAGAACTCTCAGCACTACAGCGATGACGCCATTGATATTAACTGGGCTGCTGGGACTAGCAAGGCTGAACAGGCTAAGTTGCGCGCACTAGATGGACTAGTTAATAAGTATGGCCTTGGCAGTGTCTTCATGGCTCCTGGGCACTATGGTCACCGCCACGTTAACGTTCCTAGGAGGCGATAATGTTCAACTCTCCTAATCGTTCGATCGGTGATACATTTCAGCGCAGGCTCGGTCTTATTCAACAGCTAGCACCCTCGTACACTATGCGTGCGCCTCAGCAACAGCAACGTCGGCAGTCTAGTGGTGGTAATAGTGCTCCTAGTTACCGCCCTGTAGGATCAAGTGGTGGCGGAGGTAGTGAGTTAGAGCGATTCATTAGGGCCATTTCTGATAAGGAATCTGGAGGCAACTACAAGGCGGTTAACCGTCACAGTGGTGCCTCTGGTAAGTATCAGATTATGCCGAGCAACATTCCTAGTTGGTCTAAGCAGGCTCTTGGTCGTTCTGTTAGCCGACAGGAGTTTCTTAACAATCCTGAGATTCAGGAGAGAATCGCACGGCATCAGTTAACTAACTACTATAAGCAGTGGGGTGCAGGTGGCGCAGCAGTAGCCTGGTATGCTGGACCGGGACGTGTTAAAAATTACCTCTCAGGAGGCAAGGGTCTTAATAAGTCCCAGGGTCAGTATCCAACTATTAACTCTTATGCGGCTGCTATCTTACGCAGGATGGGACAAGGGTAATGCGTGTACGGGGGTTCTTCGTATGGTTCAACACTCTCAATAGACCGCCTCTCGTTAATCGGATTGGCTTTCAATTATGGCTCATGTTGATGTCTATCATTAGCGGGTTATTAATCATCCTCGCTGGTGTGGAACCCACCAGTGTTAATGCTGCCCTGAGTCCATTCTTTTTGTACCTATGGGCGAGTACATTAATCATTGGGCCTCTCATTATCTGCTATTCTCTCTTTAAAAAGAATAGGCTACAGGGTCTGATTTTAGAGTTCTGGGCCCTAATCCCGTATGGAACTACCTTGATGTTATACCCTGTTATGGCGTTCGCTTTTGTAGGGATATCAGCAATAATCCCCGCGCTATTTACTGGATCCTTAGGATTAGCCTGTCTTTCTACAGCCCTCCTTATTCGATCTCAACTTAGGGAGGTAGATCTGTGGAAAGCACACTCTTCCAATACGTGATACAGGCAGTGATCCTATTTATCACTGGCGGGGGTTTCGTTGCTTTACTTCACTCTCGGAAGCAGGCCAGGCAGATTGCTAGTAATACACATCTGACTGAATCACAGATTGAAATTAGCCTGTCGGGTGAAGCCAGAGCAATTATTGCAACCTATCGTGTAGAGTTTAAGCGCCTTGAGGATAAAGTAGAAAAAGCCGATAGGAAGGCAGATAGGGCCGAGGCTCAGACTGATTTCTTGGTTAGCTTCTTACGTAATCAAGGTATCGCGATTCCAGAGTACCCTTTAGAGATAAGGCATGTGTGATGAGTACATACAAGTGGGTTGCTAAGGCCGTTCACGGTGCAGTTATCGCTGGACTCGGTGCGTTAGTTGTTGCACTTGAGGATCAGAAGATTGATCTTTCCGAGGGCTTAACTGCTGCGTCTGTCGCACTGGTTGCTTTCGGTGTCGTCTACTTTAGTGGTCCCGATCTTCCTAAGAGGGGGTAGTTTATTGAATATTATCATCGGATTAAGTACAACTGTCACAGTTGATGGTGTAGTCCAGGATGAGCCATTACTGAATTCTTTTGTGGTAGTTGTTCCAGAACCTGAACCAGAACTTGAACCAGATCCGTTATCCACCCACACACCCACCAGCACCACCCAACCAAAGGAAATCCTCTCATGAAGCGACGTGCCCTGATTATCCTCGCCTCGGCTCCACTATTCCTCGGCTTAGCCGGGGCCACCCTAACGGGGGCAACCTTAACGGCCACTCCCCTGGCCGGGGCCACCCTCACCTGACCAACAAGGCTTGATTAGGTTTTCGGCCCCCTGGGAGTCACCCTCTGTCTCCCAGGCTCCCAGGGGTGCCGTCTAGGCCCGAAATTGGCTATTGACAACCCTGTCACAGGGTGTATTCTTAACCTATCAGTTCACAGTGACTGGCCGACATAGGGGAGAATACGGTGGCAAATCGTCCTAGAGTAGAATGGCAGAAGGAAGCTAACTGCACGGGTTTATCAATCCAAGAAAAAGACCGGGTATTTTTCCCCGGAAGGGGACGCCCATATCGGACGTCCCCTCACGAGAAATATTGCGTTGCTTGTCCTGTTGTAAAAGAGTGCTTAGAATACGCCCTTGTCCATAGAGAAGAGGGTGTATGGGGAAACACTACGTTAGATCAGCGCAAGTTATTTCCTCTTATTCAGGTTGAGATTCTTACCAGAAGGGCTCAAACTGAACGGTGGTTGGAAGACCACTATGCGATGGTTCCGTCACAAACTCAGGCTCAACCATTACCTGAGGATTCGACTGTGAATCCGTTTGATTTTCCTCTGTTTCAGGTGGTGGCATAAATTCAGCCGACTGTTGCTTCGGTGAAATGAACGGGGTATTAACAATCCTCTTGATAACCTTATAAGCCTCCGGCGGTACGTTAAGCGGAGGATCACATGGCCCCACTTGGCTGCCCCACCTTTCATGGGGTGGCTTAGTGGGGTCGAACTTTACCCCGATTGCTGCTAGTTCGCGCCTAACGCAATGCAGACTACAGTATGCTTGGTAGCGGTAGTTCGTCATGTAAGGCTGAGCGCAAGCCTCACGACTGCAATAGCGTGTCTCGAACTTAATTGCATTGTGAAGCATAAGTAGCACTGCCTCACCGTGCATATGCGCGTCATCCTTAATAGGAATGTTTCCCTGTAGGAGTTCTGCTGCTACGTCATCCTTACCTGCTGCTGATAGAATCGCCGCCAACTTGGCCATATCTCTTTCAAGCTTCTTATCGGCGCGCATTACGATCCCTCTCAATCCTACAGTCAACACACAAAGTCTCGCCCCTGTTGATAGTGATAGGTGGAATGTGAGCCCCACACTTTTTACAGTTTTCCATCTTCATACTCCTGTTGTAGAAACGTCTTACGGATGCCCTGTCTGATCAGATAGAATGCCCCATGATTAAAGGCATCGACCCAATGTGTATCTGCATGTGCTCCCTTAGGAAACACCTGTGTTTGACGCTGTGCCATAGGCTTGATACTTGCGTCCTGTAGGATATACTTGCACTTCTTCGAGACAGCAAAACTTCTGATTGCACCGATAGCCTGCACTACTTCCATACGATTACCCGTGAACGACTTAGCTTTACCTCCTCTAATCTTAAAGTCCTCACAGATGACTGCCGCTACAGGCTCCTTGTATGTGAATAGGAACGTCACCAAGTCATTGAAATCAAACTGGTGCTTGTTAGCCATGTTCCCGTTCTCCCAAAACTCACAGACTCCCGTTGTCTCTCCGGGATCAAATGCTAGATACATCATAGTGAGAAATCCTCAATGCCCATGCCCAGGTTAAGAATCTGAGCAATATCGGGCTCCTGGTAATTTGGACCCTTCATTACCTTACCATGCTCATTCTTAATGGGCTTACCTGCACCATCCAACTTAGACATGTTACTGTTGTGAACCTCCTGAATAACCTTGTCTAGGTCGAACCCATAAGTCAGAGCAGTACCATAACACACGTAAACAAGATCAGCCAGTTCCTTAGCCAGTTTAGGTACATCAACCTGCTCATGGTTAAACTCCTCAATAACTTCCTTGTATTCCTCGGTGATAAGAATCTCGCGGAGGCTGGCTTCTGAAATCTCCATGAGTGCTGTAGCGTCCTTACGGATGATTACTCCGAACGCCTTATGGAACTTCTCAACTAGACTCTGAATATACATGTTACTCACTCTCCCCAGCGTTTAACCTCAACGTTGAATTTAACTCCAAAGTCAGGTTCGACTGCTTCCATGACCCTCTTAATACGAGGAATAAACTCCCCTTCCCGTCCCTTGCGAATTTCGAAGACAACGCTGTCGTGGACCATAAGGAGCATTCTACAGTCGTCCGAATCAATGGATCGTTCGATACGCAACATTGCTCTTTCCATAATGTCAGCGGCCCCACCTTGCATGACACTATTGAACGCCTTGTGATTTTCTGACTCGGGCCACTGGAAGTGACGATAACGTTTCGACCAAAGTTTAACTTTCCCATTTCGTTTCACCTTACTAGAGGCCATTTTTGCTACGGACCTAAATCCCGGATAGCGCATATGGAAGTTCTCAATAATTTCCGCAGCCCTATCCATGCTAACACCAAAGACGTTACTTATCCTAGTCTTACCTGCGCTATACTGCACACTGTAGACTAGCGTCTTAGTGTCAAATCGAGTCATCTTCAATTCCTGAGACATCTCGGTAAAGACGTCCCGGCCTTCCTCAAACACACTAAGCAATTCTGTCTCGTGCCCATATGCTGAGCCTAGCCTTAACTCCAACTGTGAGTAGTCGGCTTCCCATAGCTCAAACCCATCCTCGGGAATAAAGCAAGCCTTCATTTCACCGTTCCAAGGCTTATTGCTTACCTTCGGAATCTGTTGAAGATTCGGCTTCTCACATGACGAGCGTCCCGTCTTAGTGCCGTGTAGTTTATAATTAGGACGCAATCGTCCGTCCTGTGATAAGAGTTCCACATACGGCCGATAGTTACTAGAAACGGATTTCTGCCAACCGCGATAGGTGAGTACGAGTTCTGCGGTAGGGTCTTGTCTACGCTCAAGTATTTGGTCATAAAGCTCCATCGTGTCCTTATCGAATGATACAGTGGACATGCCATTCTTACGCTTCTTATAAACCTCGGGCAACTTCAACCTGTTAAGGAACAATTCCTTCTGGTCCTTAGATGATCCAGGATTAAGGCCCAGAATCTCTGTAATTTCCTCCATCTGTAAATTACCAAGGGCTGCCATTTTGTTGCAGAGGTCCACGTCAATCCTAACTCCGCGACCCTCCATTTTTGCAATGAGTCTTACATAAGGCATCTTCTGGATGCACCAATATTCCTCAAGGTCCTCATCCCAGGAAATATGAGTAACAAGGAGTTCCCATAGCCTGTAGGTAAGGTCTGCATCGTACTCAGCGTAAGCCCTCATAAGACTAGGAGGCATAGGGTTTGTCCAACCTATCTTCTTAATCCAGAGTGCAAAGCCTGGCTCAGTTACCTTCTTACCTGGGTCGTTCAGGTAATACTTACCACAAGAATCCAGGCTTTTATTGTACGGCAGATTCTCATTGATAAGGTGAGCCATGAGCATAGTACAGTAGAACTTACCTGTGTAGTAGATTCCTAATGTCGCTAGGGACACAAGGTCAAACTTTGCGTTATGGAATATCACACAGGTTTGCTTTTCGATGATGCGCTTTAGTTCATATTGTACCGTCTTCTCGTAGTCCCCACCAGCGATGGAGTTGTGACGGAGCGGAAAATAGTGACGTACCAAACCCAGGGCAGGTGCCCGGAAGGACATTGACACGCCGATGGCATAACCTTCACCACTTCGAATATCGTAACCATTTGTCTCCGTATCTATTGCCACAGGTGTACCTACAGGCATATGATCCAGTAGGTGCAGGAATGTACTAGAGTTCAAAGTTTGCCCCTCTGTCATTTGGCTTATCCTCCTTACCCTTCAAAATAACAGCATCGTCACTAAGGGGGCTTCCGCTGCCGCGCTGAAAGTTAAGGTGCTCAATTCTCTTGATCGTGAACGGTCGCTGCTGGGCAGCAAGACGGTTCTTAATTTCGCTAACCTCAATCTCGTCCCCGAAATCATCTTCCTTCCAAAGAGACAACACAAAGTCAACCGATGACGTGATATACTGACTACCAAACACATCGGACAGGTGTTTTGCCTTCTTGTTGTCTGCTGTACCCTTACGGTTGTGGTGGATAATCATGAACGAGCAGTTGAACTTCTCCTTGACGTGATTAAGGTAATTGAAGAACGCACGAATGATAGTGTCATCTCCAAGTTCACCTGCGACCATCTGACCCAAAGAGTCAATGACCACCACATCAATCGCATTGTCCTCAATAAGATTTTCGAGGAACTTCTTACCCTCAGCACGGTCCAGAGGAATTGCCTCACCTAAAGGAACAATGATAAAGTTCTCCTGTAGGAGGTTAATCTCCTCTGCCTCGTACCCCTTAGCCATTTCCTCTACGAACGACTTAGTAGCAGGCCCACCCATTTCCAGTGAGAGGTAAGCGACCTTCTTAGGCCCTGTAGGCTCATAGGACATGAACTTCTTACCGAGTGCGATGTGGCAACCAAACTGGATACACAACTGAGTCTTACCAATACCAGGAGCACTAGTGACTAGACCCATTCCCATAGTAGACATAAGATTCTTCACGACCCATTCGAGTCGGAAGTCAGCGTTAAGGAAGTCCTTAAAACCATAGACATACTGCTTATCAACTTCGACATTCTTGGTTCCAAGTAGACCAGCAAATGTATCATTGGTTAAGGCTACAGGGTGCTTCTGACGAGACCTATTAACGATGTCCGACAGACGTTTAACTCTATCAGTCCTACCCTTAAACTTACCCCATCTGTCATCGGCATGGACAAGCAGTGAAAAGATCTCAATATCTGTCATACCCTGCTCTGCGCCGAAATGTCCTACACGCATTAAAGCCGATGAGCGATCACCTGTAGGAGTATCCTGGATGAACAGGTCGTACATCTCTTTCGGCCAGTCATACTTAGCGTAAATATCTGCTACAGGAACTTCCTTACCTAACTCAAGACCTTCCGTGACGAGTTGCTTCGCGGCCTTAAGACTACTAAAAGCATCTCCGGGGTAAGTACGTGTCGATTCCTCCGCGATAGTAACAGGTACATCGTGCTTGTAGTTAGTGGTATACGGCGGTCGTAATACTTGCTGTATGTCCCACCCGCCGAGGTCCGCCTTAGAGGTATACGCAATACTACGGTTCTTTTCCTCGATGTAGGCGACGTCGTTATTAAACGTATCAAGTTTCCAGTAAACATGTTGGTGGTCCTCTGTACTAGACTGGATTCTAAGCGTCGGTGCAGGCAGGTCTGGAGGCGGCTCTGGTGCCTTGCTAGCGTTCTCGCCAGTTCCCAGTGGCTCCCAGGTAGGGGCAGAACCGTCAAAGTCGGCCCACAGGACATTTGAACCCTTAATATGGTCCTTGCCCTCAATAATAGGCTTATTATAGATAACAGGACTGAAATAAATGTCCTTGCCTTCGGCTGACGAAACAAGGGTGTGGTTAATGACACTATCGCGGGACTTAGGCCAAGCGTAGAATACCTTTTTCCAGTCTCCGTTGCGTGCCTTAGTAGGAAGGTATACGAACCCCTCCTGACCGCCCCAAAAGAAGTCATAAAATTCGCCTAAGGCTTCCTTGTCAGTCAAGGGAGCCTCCTAAGCGAATATGTCGAAGTTTGGGTTGATAACGATGGGCTTCCATAACTTGCGCTCTGTAGGGTCAGGAGCACAATCGTAACACTTCCAATTGAGATAGCCTAGCCTAGCAGACCGATTGACATACTCGAAATCATCAAGGTAGACAACGTGACAGTTGGAACATTCCTTGACGGTTGTAGGATATGCCTTGTCGCACTTGTTGCAACTTAACCACCGTTGTCCTACTTTGTTGACAAACTGGCGGGTACCATCGTTAGGACATTGACAGATGTACCTCTTAAACTGAGCAGGTATACTGTTCCAGTACCAGAACAGTTCGTGTGTTGGTGTCTGTAGGTTAGTCATTGTCAATCGCCGCCCGTACTGCGGCATCCCTTGACTCTAACAACTTACGTAAGAACACACTTGTCTCAGGCCCAGGAGGTAGTTCCTCACATAGTTCGTAAGCCAGAACATGAAACCTGATAGTTATGTCCTTAATGTGCGGCGGATCATTGTCATACTCAAAGTGCTGTAAGATAGGGTATCTCACGATTGTCTCCTTTGTTAGTTGATGTGCGTGCCCCCGGTGAGATTCGAACTCACACTGTGCGAATTTTAAGTCCGCTGCCTCTGCCATTGGGCTACGAGGGCTAGTGCCCAGAATTAACCGGGACACGTCCTACTTAATACTGTGTATCTGCGCGGCCACCCCAAGTACTCCATTGAGCACATGGATCGATCCAACCATCAATAACAGCGCACGAGTAAACATTGATTCTATCAGTGTGAGTTATCTGAACAGCGTTGAAGTAGTATGTCCCACTACCAGGACCATTATCAACGAACCTAAGACGACCAAGACCAGGAACATCAACCTCGGCCGAACCCTTACCAGTCTTGGTATAGACATCCAATCTCATACTGACCAGAGAAACCTGGCCATTTGAGCTATGATGTGCAACAATGATTAGATTGTGTTTTTGAGTAGCAGTACCACCAGTCGTAATTACAT